GAAATTTTAAAATGTATGGGAAAACTTAGACCAAATAACACATGGCATTTATACGAAGAGGGTAATCCGGTTCCAGAACATAAATTGGAAAACGTTGTGTGGAACTCTGATGATGTTACTACACCAACATTAGAAGAGATACAAGAATATTATGAAAATACATACAAAAATGAACAGTTATTTGAAAAACTAAGAAATAAAAGAGACAAACTTTTAAAAAATACAGATAAATACACAATAAATGATTGGCCCCACCCCACCGAAGAAGTCAGACAAGCCTGGCTCACCTACCGCCAAGCCCTTCGTGACCTCCCCGCCAACACAACGGATCCCGGGAATCCTGTTTGGCCTCAACCTCCAACTCCGTAGGAGTTGTGTTCCCCGAGTAACGCAGTTACTCGTATCCAATAATTCTCTCATTAAATAGTAGATGCCTTCTTCTACAGGAACATTAGTATTTAATGATCAAAAAATACAGGCACCCGATATCTACGCCACGGAAAGCCTCGGTGTGGGCGTCAGCGATCCCACGTCAAACCTCCAAGTCGTGGGGAATGCGTACGTGTCTTCGAACTTGGAGGTAGGCACAGCGAACCTGTTTGTGGATACGACTACGGGGAATGTGGGGGTGGGGACGGGGAGTCCTTTGGAGAAACTCGATGTGAATGGCATCGGTCGTATAAGCTCAGATTATCCAAGACTTGACCTTTTCGCAACTACAAGTCGAAGCACAAATGACTGGGGAAACTCTACAGGTGCCGCCGGTGATTACAGAATTTATTCGAACGGTGATGCATCGGATGGAACCAAAAGATCTCTTAACTTTGATTATGGGCAGAATAGTGTACACACGACGCGAATGTGCATAAATGCACTCGGCAACGTCGGGATTGGGACGGTGAATCCATACTCTAACTTCCATGTATATACCGCAGGTGGAGGTCCAAGTAGTACCGATTGCTTGGTGTTAGGAGATCCTAGTGGTAGTGCTGCAGTCAATCTCAGATTAGGTGCTGAAACTAATTACTCTTGGATTCAGAGTCACGAAGGTTCCGACCTAAGATTAAATCCCTCCGGTAATACTATAAAATATGGAAGTGGTGGCACTACTCTAAGTGATGACAGAATAAAAGATAATGAAGAATACATAAGAGATGCAACACAAACACTACTTAAACTTAAACCACAGATATACGACAAACACTTAATTTGGGATTTATCAAGTGAAGATGCATCAAATGTAAACACGGTTATGGAATCTGGTCTCATCACACAAGATGTTTGGTACGACACACCTGAATTAAGACACCTCGTTCACTTGGGTAGAGAAGCACACCCATCTGAAATAAAACCATATACAGATGATGACCCACAAAACGATCCAGATTATTCCACATGGGGTAATGAACCATCATCACTCAATTATACAGGTCTGATCCCTTATCTCATCAAATCAAATCAAGAACTTCATACGGAACTACAAGATACTAAAGCTCAACTCACATCGGTTCTCGGGAGACTCGATGCTTTAGAAAATCCATAACTAACCCCGTCTCCCGTTCCAGTCACTCCGTGACTGACCCAAAACACATTTAATAATTCTCTCCCGATATATTAAATGTCTATACAATCTCCCGTTGGGACATTAGATATTAAGAATGCCACGTTGCGGGTTGGCAAGTTGGAGGTTTCCAACATTCAGGGTGTCGACACCGCCCTCAATGTGACGAGGTCCAACGCGATCCTCATCTACGACGACCAGGCTTCGACGACGACATTTAATGGCACCACAAGTCATTCAAGTGTCCGTGACACAGGGAACGGGTACCACAATCTCGCAGGTGCCCATGTCTATTGGGGTCAAAAGCTTCCCAATTCGTGGGTGATGGAATTCGAGATGGACATTCGCACGGGGACGAGTGCGGGACCCCTCTATTCCAACATCTTTAGCACCACCGCGTCCGGAGGTGACGGCTACTCTTTCATATTCAATGACAATAACGACAAGATCACCCTTCAATACAATGGGACCACCCTCACAGAAGCCACAGTCTCCGGACTCTTCACAGCTACGGAGAGTTGGCAAAAGGTCGTCATCAACTATGAACGGGGTCTCATCGCCATAAGTGTGGGTGGTTCCAGAAAGTTCTTTTACCAAGACATTGAACGCGAGACACCCTACACAAATGGGGAATACATAAACTTTTCTTCGGCGTCCACCGACGGTCGTAAGATCCGTAACCTCAAGATTACGAATGGAACAAAGTGGACCCATTCGGGTGAATCCAATGTGGTCTACTCCCAAGGGAGTGTGGGTATAGGTGTTGCAGATCCCACGGCCGAACTCGAGGTTTCTGGTACGGTGAAAGCCACGCAATTTGTCGGTGATGGTTCTTCCCTTACGGGTCTCGTGACAACCCTCGAATCCGTGACAGACAATGGTAATACTACCTCAAATACCATTCAATTTACAAACTCTAATGTGGGTATCGCAGCGACGGGCAACGTTGAAGCCGCGTATTTCATTGGCGATGGTTCTAAGCTTACAGGTCTCGTGACAACCCTCGAATCTGTCACAGACAATGGCAATACCACATCAAATACTTTGCAGTTTACGAACTCCAATGTGGGTATTGTGGCGACGGGTAACGTCGAAGCTGCGTATTTCATAGGTGACGGTTCTAAGCTCACAGGTCTCGTGACAACCCTCGAATCTGTTACTGACAATGGCAATACCACCTCAAATACTGTCCAGTTTACGAACACTGACGTGGGTATCGTGGCGTCGGGGAATGTGGAGGCGGCCTACTTTAGAGGTGACGGTTCCGCACTCTCCGGAATTCAATCTTCAAATGTGAGTGACTTTGCCTCGAATGTGTCGAGAATCACAGACCTTGAATCTGGGAACATCACTATTTCGGGACAAAAGACATTCCAAGACGATATCATCCTCGAAGCAAACCTTCGAGTTGGGGGTGACGTATTGGTGGCCAACACAATAAATATGGTGGTTTCCGATCCAATCATAGAATTGGGGGCAAATAACCTAAACACCGGGGATTTGGGTATTATTATGACGCGACACTCACAAAGTCCAAACACTTCAAATGTTGGAATCGTATACGATGAATCTGCGGACATTTTGAATATTGGATACACACTGAGCAATGCTTACGAATCCACAATTGGTATCGATTCGGCGAACACCATGACTGTACACATCCACAACAACTTGGACGTGGGTTCCAATGTCAGTATAGATGACACAGGTTCAAATGTTTTGACGATAAGTGGGAACGTCTCGGCAAATACGCTCACATTGGGGGATTTCCAAATTGTTTCGGCGTATGGTCTTCAACACGTCACGGGTGTGAATAACACAACAAATGATACCATCGTGTCTACGAATACCTACACAAGTTTCCAAGCCACGGGGAATGTCAATGTAGGTGGGGATCTCAGTGTTACGGGTGGCCTCTCCCTAAATAATGTGTCTCTAAACACGACTACAAATTTGCAACAAACTACAAACGTGGGGAACACGACGACGAATACTTTGGAGTTCCGAAATGATACTTTGGGATTTATGACGACCTCAAATGCGGAGGTGGGTGGGGAGTTAACGGTTGCTTCGAACTTGGAGGTGGGTACAGCGAATCTGTTTGTGGATACGACGACTGGTAGGGTTGGGGTGGGGACCACGAGTCCAATTGAAATGATAGATTTGGGTGACTTGGGTGGATCAATTAGAATGGGTCATGACAATGACACCACTATTGGCACCGTTGATAATAGAATTGGTAGACAAGCCCCAACTGGAACCTGGGTCGCAAGTGTTGATTTCATAAATGAAAGTACAAACGATGACGCTATCAGTTTTACAACACATGAAGCGGGTGTATCTTCCGGTGAGCGAATGCGTATAGCGGGTAATGGAAACGTCGGCATCGGGACGACAAATCCAGGGCAATTATTAAGTATACACGGAACCGATACATCACCCATAGCAAAGCGAGCGGAAACGGCGTCTGCGTCAAGTTATAATTATATATTAAATGCACCCAGACCCGGCACCACATCCGGTGGTGCGGTACATTTCATCAATGGTTCTGGACGTACCGCCGATGGGGGTGCGTCTACGTACACGATCCGCAATGATAGTGGTAAGTTGAATTTGGGATGCTCAGATCTCATGACATTCTATATAGCTAATAATAATTATTCATGGGGTCGATGGAATGGCGCTCACCATTATGATGTTTATTCGGCGAGTGATTTTACAGGATCTAGGAGATTTTACATAAATTATTACTCATTGGGTGGGTTTACCGCTAATCGAACAGATTTAACTAGTGACGATAGGATTAAAACCGAAGAGAGGTACATTGAAGACGCTACACAAACACTTTTGAAATTAAAACCACAGATTTACAAGAAAGGTGCTAACATTGGCACAGACGCTTCAAATGTAGTTCCTTTCATTGAATCGGGGCTCATCGCCCAAGACGTTTACTATGATACACCCGAATTGAGACATCTCGTCAATGTTGCTGACGATGCAGAAATACCCGAAGATAAACCGTATGTAGACAACGATCCACAGAACGATCCAGATTACTCCTCGTGGGGGAGTGAAACCGCAAGTGTGAATTATATTGGCATTATTCCTTATCTCATCAAATCAAATCAAGAACTTCATACCGAAATCCAAACTTTAAAATCTAGAATAGACGTCTTAGAAAATCGATAACTAACCTCGCCCCACGCATTTAATAATTCTCTCATTAAATAGTAGATGTCCTCTTCTACAGGAACAGTAGTATTTAATGACGCAAAAATACAAAGTGTGGATGTGGTCGCCACGGAAGGTCTGGGCGTTGGAACGATCAATCCACAGTCCAACTTACACGTCGTGGGGAACGCGTACGTCACCTCCAATATGGTAATTGATGACACCCTTGATGTTACGGGTGAAATGAACCTGAGGTCTGTTTCAAACACGGCATCCATTAAGTACAATTCTAATGTTGTCACGGAATATGTTCGTTCCAAGAAGTTGATTAAGTATCCGAGGGTGGCGATGACCGGGGCGACGACGAGTGGGTACACGGCGAGTGCGAGTAGTTGGTTTAACAGCCCCCTTCTGGGTGGTTCGGGTACAGACTTTCCACCATGGAAAGCATTCGATAATGTAGGCAATCATTCAAGTGGGCAACTAGCTTGGTATACATTTGATTATGCAGCACCCGAAGCATACAGTGGTACAGACAATGCATTTAATCCTTCGCATGGTGGTACGGCGACCCCAAGTTTAGGGGTCGGAACTGTAGCGGGTGAATGGATTAAAATCAATTTACCAGAAAAAATTGTATTGCACGAATATAACTTCTATGGTCCAAATCTAGAGGATGAATTTCCAAGAGATTGGACACTTTATGGTTCTATTGACGATACAACTTGGGTGCAATTAGATAGCAGAAGTGATCAAAAGATAGGAAGTGGTACGTCTACTACTACCGGTTCAGGGACTGGTATAAAAAAGACTTATACTCTAAATTCCCTGAATAAATTCAATTATTATGCTTTTGTTGTAACAAAATCTTCTTCCAATCGTACACGATATTTTGGTATAGGAGAAATAGAACTCTACGGCACCCCCGAATACGACCCCGAGGCCCACGGGACGGACGTCATCGTGCGTTCCGTGCCGAATGTACCCAATACGGATTGGTTGGAGGTGTACTACGATGGACAAGATTATACGTCGATGCCTTCGAGTGTGACTGATAAGTCTGGGAATGGGGTGACGGGGACACCGAGTGGTGGTGTTGGGTTCGATTCGAGCCAAAAATCATTTACATTTGACGGTACAGATGATTACATAGATGCAACTATTTCATTAGCGGGGGGTGACTACGTTCATTCGTTTAGTGCATGGATGAAACTTGACGATAAATCACACGAAGCTTATTTATTTCATTTAGGAAATCAAGCTAATAACCAAAGCATTGGATTTCATACCAGATACAATGATAACGAGTTTAGATATTTCTTCTATGGAAATGATCTTGATGTATATATTGATTATAAACCACATACATGGTATCATATATGCGGAACATATTCAGGTGGTGGGACTTCCACAACAAGTGTAAAATTATATGTAAATGGGGTGCATATGACCCCAGACTCAAATAATAACTTAGGGAGTGCACTTTCAACACCGACCAGTACTACTCTATACATTGGTCGATCTTCGTGGGGTACGTATTTAAATGGTTCCATCGCCAACTTCCGCCTCTTCAACCGAGCCCTCAGTGCCGACGAGGTATGGCAGTTGTACGCGTACCAGAAAGAGTACTTTCAGGTGAGCCCGGACGTGTTGACCTTCAAGGGTGGGCGTCTCGGTGTGGGAACCGAGGAGCCTAGGGCCCCACTCGACGTCATGGGCATTCCTTATGGACCGGGTGCGACACCAAGATTTTTTGTAAGATCCGACGTGACTACCACAACGACCACCGCTGGTACAGTGCGATTTAATTATGCACAAATCGATTCTCACAATGGATTTAATCCATCTACATACACGTACACAGTTCAAGTAGCCGGTGTATACAGACTACTAGGAGACGTTTTGTTAAGACAAACTCAAGGTGGTTCAGGTGGTGCCGGATCCCGCATAGAAATACGTATAAACGGGAGTAGAACATTTTCAAGCTACGGTGCCGGAAAATACAACACCGAAACTACAATAACAGTACATGGTATATACTATTGTAATGTGGGTGATACTATTAATATGTATCATACTGGCGTAAGTAATGGAGATATTTACATAAGTGCCATTTATCAAGGATTTTCTGGATTTTTATTATGTTAATTATATTAAATAATGTCGGAAGAAACTCGTATATTTGAAGAAACTATACTTTCATTTTTTGACACTAGACCACACACGTGTAGTTTTGGAGATACATGGGAATCCATAGAACTTCCCGAAGGGTGGGAAAAACCCCCAAAGGAAGAGTTCGAAGCCAAACTCCAAGAACTCATCGACGCCCAACCATGGAAAGACCTCCGTAAAGAGAGAAACAGACGTCTCGCACAATGTGATTGGGTTGCAATAAGATCTACTACAAGCGATACCCCCGTCCCCGAAGAATGGAAAACATACATGCAAGCCCTCCGGGACCTTCCTGCCAATACGACGGATCCCGAGAATCCAGTTTGGCCTCAACCTCCAACTCCGTAGGAGTTGTCTTCCGTAACTAAACGCCTCGTCCCCGAGTTGCTTCGCAACTCCTCGCCTCAGTCATTTAATAATTCTCTCCCAATATATTAAATGTCTATGGGTTCACCCAACGGTGTTTTGGATATTACGAACACAACAGTTCGTGTATCCAAAATAGAATCAGACGAGGTCATCGCCACAAACACGACCGACAGTACAAAGGCTCGTGTGGCTGGTGGCACTGGTGGAGACATATATGTGGACTCAAACTGGCAAGGTTCGGGAAACACAGGGGACATCATTTTCCGTGAAGCTGGTTCAGAAAAAGCGAGGATCACGGGAAGTGGGAAGTTCCAAGTTGAGGGGGATCAGACAGTTCAGGAATATCCACCCCAAGCGATGACGGGGTGGGAAACTTACATGGAGGGACATGGGGTGTTTCGGGCGAGTGCGAGTTCTACATTCGGTACTTATTACGTATACCGTATTTTCAACAAGGCTAATCCAGTCGGTGGAAATAGTGGAGTTAGTGCGGGATGGGCATCCCAAGGTCCATCAACGGAAACGGACACATACAACGCCACAACTGGGTTAGAAGCACTGAGTACAACACACCATACCAATTCTGCACAAGGTGAATGGGTCCAGTTTGAAACATCGCATCCAATAAAATTGAAAACACTTGATATTCATAGTCGCGCAGAGACCAGTTATGTAGACAATATGACAGGTTTTCCAAAGGGTGTGTATCTTTATGGTTCGAATGACAACGCACATTGGTCTTTAATTAAGAATTTTACAACCGTGTCTAAAACAGCGGGTGCAAGTCATTTGGAAACGATTGACGCAACGGAAGCCTATAAACATTATGCATTTGTTGTAAACAGTATACACGTTTCTGGTACGGATGTTGGTTGGACGTCTATTGGACAATTATATTTTAACGGCACCCCCGCCCCCTCCTCTCTCGAGGACGGCCACCTCACTTTGGGGAAGGCTCTCACCGCACCCCGATTCTCGGGACACGCGGCGGGTGCGGAGACCCCTCGCGCGGAGTCCCTGCTTGTTCACTACGACACGACGGTAGACAGTGTGTTTTCTGGAACGACTGCGGTGGACACATCCGGTTCGGATAATAATGGGAAATTGTCCGGAGTCGCGTATTCTTCGTCAGACAGGGCATTTATATTTGACGGCGTAGATGATTATCTCGCTGTCGATTTACCGACGGAATTAGAAGGAGATCCCACGTTCACAATGTCCATTTGGGTAAATCCAATAACTTTAGCGACCGCTCAAAGTAACTACGACACTTTCGTACACATAGGTGAAAACTCTGCGAGTGCTCAAGTTCAGCTGTCTTATTACGGCTACGATTACCATTTGGCACTAGGTGGCTACAATCAGGGTATGTTGAGCAATGACGCAGACGCTGCGCCCGTGGGGCAGTGGACGCACCTGTGCGCTGTCGTACAATCGGGTGCGTGGAGCACTACGACGAAAAAGCTTTACATCAATGGCGAGTTATACAGTCTAACTTTGTCGGGAAGTGGTACAACGAACATACCCGCGGGTGATTCAGCGAGCAAACTCGTTCTAGGTGCCGTGGTAAGCACGAATGGTAGTTACAATCATTTTTCAAATACGAAACTATCCAACTTTAAACTTTGGGGAGTTGCCCTCACCGCGGACGAGGTGGCCGCCGAGTACGCACTCGGACGCACCGGGAAGGCCCTCAACGTGACGGACACTGCGGTGTGCATCGGTGGGACCGTGCCGAGGGCCCAGTTAGATGTGAGGGGAACTCTTCATGCACCGGGTGTCATATTAAAAACATCACAATATATAGATTATACATCTAGAAGTACAACATCCGAAGGTTTACAGGATGGATATAATACACCTTGGACAGCAATGAAAGCTGGAAGTAAAATTAGATTACACTTTTATATTCCTTGGAGAAACGATGGAACTGGGTGGGGTGGTTGTTACCATGTGATACAAATACGCGTAAATAAAGAACTACAAGGTCTTGCTGCAAATACGTGGGTTTCTTTGGTAAACTCCGGCCATTACATGACATACTACCAAGATATAATATCATATGCAAATTCAATATATATACCAGTTGGGTTAAACGAAGATTATGAGGTACAATTTAGACATCTATATCGTAGGTACAATACAGGAACGCTATATATAACTGGTAGCAGCAGCCTGGGTGCTTATTATAGCAACGAGGCAACAAAATTTGGTTTGTCCAGTCCACATGGTGGTGCACTTAAATTTATAATTGATGAGATAGCTGGTTAAAAATAAATTACGTTATAAATATAATGAATATAGCTGAAATTTTATCCGAAAAGTACATCGGAGCGCAGTGGAATCTCGTGGCAAATGACTATGATCAACTCACTTGGGACGAAAAAAATGAAATTCCTAAACCATCTCTCCAAGAACTTGAACAAAAATGGCACGAAATTGAACAAGATAGACCGACGAAACTACTTAGAAAAATTCGAGACGATCTTCTCTCTAAAACAGACAAGTACACCACCCCCGATTACCCCCACGCCACTGAAGAAGCCAAGCAAGCCTGGTTGGACTACCGTCAAGCTCTCCGCGACCTTCCATCCACATCCGAGCCAAATTTAGATGAATTTGAGGAGCTTACAAACGTTTCATGGCCCACTCCTCCCGAGTAACGCAGTTACTCGTAACTAACCACGCCCCAAAACGTATCCAATAATTCTCTCCCGGTATATTAAATGCCTATCAGTGCTCCCGCGGGGTATTTAGATGTCACAAACGCGACCCTCAGGGGCAGCCAAATTGTGACAACTGGGTATGTTGGTGTCGCCAATGCGAACCCAGTGAACCACCTCTCGGTCGGTTCAAATTTACATGTCAACGACACTGCATCAAATGTTCTTCAAGTCTCTGGGAATGTCAGCGCGGATCGCTTTATTTTGGGAGGTATCTCGATTGAACCCACATTTGATTTGGAGTCGGTGACAAATGTTGGAAATGTGACCCCCTATACAGTGGAGTTCCGGAATGATACTTTGGGATTTATGACGACTTCAAATGTGGAAGTGGGTGGGGATTTGACGGTGGCCTCAAATGTGGAGGTGGGGACTGCGAACCTCTTTGTGGATACGACGACTGGTAGGGTTGGGGTGGGGACGGGGAGTCCGGGTGCTACATTAGACGTGAATGGTAGTGTTCGTATCTCGGGTGCTATGAGTTTACCGGGTTTACCTTATGCTTTTGTAACGTATGGAACTAATACCAGTTGGACTGCATTTAATAATAGTATACTTCCTCATAGTAGCGTTCTATCTCAAAGTAGCCATAACGCATTTAATACATCAACGTATAAATTTACGTGTCCAAATGACGGTGTTTATAAAATGACAGTTAGTAACCTGGTTGGTCAAAACGGTTATGTACACTTTTATTTTAGGAAAAACACAACATCTCTGCAACCAAATGTACATTTAAATCAAAATAATCAGGGTCCTTGGTGGATGACTATGACTGGGGATTACATACTTGTGTGTAGTGCGGGTGATGAACTTTATATTAATGCTACAACTCCCGCAACTGCGGATATATACGCACACCCTTCTTATGGATATGCATTTTATCAACAAATTGCTTAAAAATATTGTGTCACGTAATATAAATGTCAATGCAAGTTTTGGATACTCTCGAAGATGGCGCAGACGTATATAACATTATAAACAGGTTAACCCCAGTTATGCCAACTGGAAATTGGAGTCATGGTGTCACATATGATTCCATTATTTTTCCAGATGAGTATGAAAAACCACCTAGAGAACAATTTGAACAAGAATTGCAAAAATTAATAGAAAAAAAACCATTTAAAAATATTAGAATTAGAAGAAATCAACTCTTGAGAGACTGTGATTGGGTTCTTATGCCCGATGTCAGTATGACCGAAGAGACCAAACAAGCCTGGCTCACCTACCGCCAAGCCCTCCGTGACCTCCCTGCCAACACGACGGATCCGGAGAATCCTATTTGGCCCGAAGCCCCAACTCCGTAGGAGTTGTGTTCCCCCAAGTAACTACGTCACTCCCATTTAATAATTCTCTCCCGATATATTAAATGGCCATAAATCCAAACAACGGCGTCTTGGATATCATCAATGGTACGTTGAAAGTCTCCAGTATAGACATCAAGCAGGCCGGAGGTTTCACGACCGCCATCAATACAGTGGCTCGTAATGACGTCCTCCTTTTCGATGATCAGAAGGCGACCACAACTTTTACCCCCATTGAAAACGCCGGATACAGCTCGACCACGGGTGTTACGCGGGACACAACCGCCATCGACTTCAACGACGGTTGGGTGTATTGGCCTCTCCAACTCCCCAATTCGTGGCATGCCGAGTTTGATACCCTCTTGACAACAACGGGTGGTGTTCTCACGTTTAGCCTTTTCAATACATCCGAGCCAAATCACACAGATTACACAGCAAACGATGGCGGTTACAAGATTGTGTTCGACAACACCCAAAACCAAATAGACGTGTATTGGGAAGGTTCCGTCCACAAGTCAGTGTCCGCGTCTCTCCGCTCCAATGACTGGCAACACATCAACATCAACTATTTCTTGGGTGCAATCTCCATAAGTCTCGCTGGGAAGGTTGTGTTGACCCATGAATTTACGGAAAATTACCAAGAATTTGATTCGAGATACGTGGGTTTCTCCGCAACCTCTGGTGCGTCCCACAAGATTAGACATCTTCGGGTCCACAATAGTGACAAGTGGCTTTACACAAAGACCTCTAACGCTTCGGACATCACCTATGTCTCGGGTAACGTTGGTATAGGCTCCCTCAGCCCCACAGAACTTCTCGATGTCCATGGAAACGTGCACATCGCCAAGGATCTCACAGTGGACGGAAACCTGACTGTTTCTGGAACCACCACCTTCATTGACACCGCGAATATGTCTGTGGAGGATCCAATCATTGAACTCGCTCGGGGAAATGCGAGTGACACTATTGATTCTGGTCTCGTGATTACGCGTGCGACCTCCAATGTGGCTGTGGCGTACCGCGGGGATGAAGGTGAATTGGCCCTTGGGTACACACAAAGTGGGGCTTCGGAAGCCGATGTGGTTCCCGTGGCTGATGGTGGCCTAGATGTGAGAGTCTATGGTAACCTCTTTGCAAATAACTTGACGACTACGGCAAATGTTGAGGCGGCCTACCTCAAGGGTGACGGTTCGGAACTCACGGGTATTACCCTCGAGAGTGTCGTTGATTACGGAAACACAAGCTCAAATACTGTGCAATTGACAAATTCTAATGTTGGTCTCATTGCCACTGGGAATGTCGAAGCTGCTTATTTCAAGGGCGACGGTTCCGAATTGACGGGGATAGCCACAACCTTACAATCCGTGTCCGACTACGGAAATACGACTTCAAATACCATACAATTTACAAATTCTACGACGTCCCTCGTTGCGAACTCTAATGTGGGTATCGGAACATCAGCACCTTCGGCAAACCTTCACGTCGTGGGTTACCAATACGTGAACGATCCACCCACACAATCGGCGTCCTTTGATCACTCGGATGCGCCCCTCACACTCACACATCCAACGCCAACGTCTACCACAGCCATTGATGACCCCAAAGCGGTCCTCCACCTCACCCGAGATGGTACCCAAGGTACAAACTACGGTGCGAAAGCGTCTCTTAAGATGTCTCGGTACGAAAATAGTGGTACCGCGTCGCGTTCCCGCCTTGACGTGACCCTCGCAGATGGTACATACACAGAGTCTAATGTTATGTCTATGCGCGCGGATGGGCGTGTCGGGATAGGTACAACGGCCCCGGGGTACACCCTCGATGTCGCGGGTGATATTAACCTTTCGGGAGACTTTTATCAAGGTGGCTCACCCTTTGTGAGTTCCCTTTGGACATCCCAAAATGACACACTTTACTATAACACGAGTAATGTGGGTATAGGTACAAGTACGGCAGACTATGAACTGCACGTGGTGGGTAACGTTCACGCGTCAAACAATATTTCTGGGAATTCCCTCACACTTAATAACGTCTCGGTCACCACAACAATGGGCCTCGACGAAGTTCTCAATGTTGGGAACACCTCGTCAAATACCATTCAAATTACAAATACCGCAGAATCGGTTTCTAACACTACAGGTGCCATAGTTGTTTCTGGTGGATTGGGTGTTGGTTCAAATCTGTTTGTTGGTAAAGATTTAACGGTTTCGGGGGCTATGACAATCAATACTGTCGCATTAAGCACGACTACAAATTTACAAGAAGTCACGAATGATGGGAACACGACGACGAATACGGTGGAGTTCAATAACCCAACAACAAGTCTGGTGGCAGCGGGGGATGTTGAGGTGGGTGGAGCTTTGACGGTGACGAACATTTTAGGTACCGAGATCGCCATAGGAACCAATGCAGGTGCGACGGCTCAAGGTAGTCGATCTGTTGCGGTTGGTGTATATTCGGGTCAAACTTCCCAAGGTCAGAAAGCGGTCGCTATAGGAGACAGTGCCGGTCTTACCAGTCAGGGAAACTTCGCTGTCGCAATGGGAAGGGAATCAGGACTAAACACTCAAGGACAGAATTCGGTGGCCGTGGGTAACTCCGCTGGTCTAGCTTTTCAAGGTCTCAGTGCCACCGCCATTGGTACATACGCGGGTCTGAGCAGCCAGGCAAATGAATGTGTCGCCGTGGGTGTCTCTGCGGGTCAAACTAGCCAAAGCATTCGAGCGGTCGCCATGGGTAGCTCCGCGGGTAACACTGGTCAGGGTGCAAACGCTATAGCCATAGGACACTTAGCTGGACAGACCAACCAACATAACAACTCCATCGTCCTCAATGCATCGGGGTCTGCACTCAACACCGCACAAGCCTCCTCCTTTTATGTGAAACCCATACGCCAGTCTTCAAAGACGAGTTCGGCTGGTTACGGTACTGTGTACAATTCTAGTACGGGGGAACTTCACACCCACCCCCAATTATATTATGATACATACGGACGGGTACTTATCAACGGAACGACTGGTTACAGTTACAACGGTATTTTATCAGTAGCCTCCTCAGCGAGCGGAACATATATGGTTGATCAATTTGTTTTCAAAGCGAGCGTTGACACTAACGTTATCGGGTGGTTTCTAAATGCCGCCGGTACTTACCGTGGTCGTATCCGAGGTATTAATTCTTCGTCAATCGCATATGATACATCTTCTGATGTGCGTCTCAAAAAGCAAATCAAACCCATGCAAAGTACCCTTGACCGCGTGAAAGCCCTCAACCCATGTACATACACATGGATTCGCGACGAAACTAAGGGTTATGGTTTTATAGCACAAGAGGTCTTCAAAGTCTTACCAGAGATGAAACCCGTCGTTCCATACTCTGGATGTACGTGTAAATGTGGTATGGAGAGATGCGAATCATGTCAGCTCTGTGATGATGAACATGATTACCCTAAAAGAGAAGATGGTAGCGATTTCCACTATGGTCTTGACTACGGTCAATTCACACCCTTCCTCACGAAAGCCATTCAGGAACTAGATGAAAAGGTTGAAGAACACCATAATAGAAAATCATCGGTCGTCGATGTAGAGTATTCCGTGGTTGGTGACTATGAAGGTCTTATTGTGAGTGCATCAACAAATGACTATAAGAACGGGCGACCTATTCTAAAACTTTCAAACACAGAAAACGATAAGAAGTCTTACGGTGTTATCTTAGGTAAAGCTAATTCCATGGATAACGAAACAAACGTCCAAAAGAGTGGTGATGGACGAATGTGGGTTGTTAACACGAATGGAAATCTTGAAAGTGGTGATCTAGTGACGACGAGTAACATTAGTGGTTATGGTAAAAAGCAAGATGATGACATTTTACGAAGTTACACAATCGCAAAACTTACACAAGATTGCGACTTTACACAGAGATATACACCTGTGAAGCGTGTAAAACAAGAATTAAAAGATGTTACGTACTACCTACAAGATAATTATGTAAAGGTAAAAGACTTAGATGGAATCAACGAAGAAGATATCATTGAACGAGAAGTATCCATATATATAAAATATGTGGAAGAAGGCCAAGAGTCTGACGGAAAAGTTATTACACCAGGAATTTCGGAAGAAGAATATGATGCCTTAACAGAAGAAGAAAAGAAGACGTATACAGTTAAACACTTTAAAATGATAACACCATATCAATACAATCGTATTCCAGAAGCCGAAAAACCCGATTATCATGAAAAGATGCATAAATTTAACTTTATTAAGGAAGTATATGAATCTACAAAACCAATGCCCGAGTGTTGCGGTGAATACACAACCGAGATTCGCCAAGAACTTGTAGATGTTCTCGACGAAAATGGGCAACTTGTATGGGAAGACACAGATGAAGTGGAAGCTGTATATAAAATCAGATATCTCACCGCAGATGGTACAGAAACTGATGAAGCCAACGCAGTTCATATTGCAGCCTTTGTGGGGTGCACCTACCACTGTGGCTAAGTCCCAAGTGCGAAGCACTTGTACCATGTTCCCACGCCCCAAGCATTTAATAATTCTCTCATTAAATAGTAGATGTCCTCGTCTACAGGAACAGTAGTATTTAATGATTCTAGGGTAAGAGCTGTGGATGTCATAGCCAATGAAAAAGTCGGTATCGGAACGTCCTTACCCACATCAAACCTACACTTAGTT